TGGGCGACGGATAATGTAGTTATAGCGCCTGACGCAAACGACAACATCCGGCCGGTCAAAAACAAGGCCACCGAGCGAATCGACCCAACGGTGAGCCTGATAATTGCCATCGCGGCGTGGCAGCAGACCGAGGACCCGCAAGAATCGGTATACGAAACCAGAGGCGTGATCGCCCTGTAAGGAGGTGCGGTTTTGGGAGTATTGCAAAACATCAAGCGGCGAATAAACGCATTGCGCGGCAAACGAGCTTCTCCACAGGGTGGTCTGGCCAACCCGCCTCAATGGCTTTCCGACTTTCTCGGCGGCGGTAACCTTTCCTCGTCGGGATTGCACATCACAGAAGATGACATGCTCAAGGTTTCAGCAGTCTACGCTTGTGTGAACCTCATCTCCAACACTCTAGCATCGCTCCCGCTTCCCACGTATCGTCGAAAGGACCCCCGAGGAAAAGAACGCGCACGAGACCATTACCTATATGACGTTCTCCAGTACGAGCCGAACCCGGAGATGACGGGCTTCGATTTCCGGAAAGTAATGCAAGGGCAACTCGAGCTTTTCGGGAACGCCTACGCGAATATAGTCTATGACGGGGCTGGACGCGTGAAGGAATTGTGGCCGATCCCGTCGGTCTACGTCAGACCACGTCGAAACGCCAGCAAACAGCTTCTCGTTTATGACGTGTTCGTCCCGAACGAAACGCCCCGGACGCTTCTTTCGTACGAGATGTTTCCCTTGCGCGGTTTCGGAGATGGTCTGTTCGGATATCCGCCGCTCCGGTACGCGCGAGAGATCGCAGCGCTGGCGCTTGCGGCCGAGGAATACGGGGCCGGATTTTTCGCACACGGTGCGGTGGCGTCGGGGATTGTGGAACTGCCCGGGAAGCTCTCGGACCAGGCGATGAAGAATTTTCAGGAATCGTTCCGGAAAAAGTACGAAGGGCTCGGGAACCAGCACAGGATACTGTTTCTGGAACAGGGCCTGAAATTCCATCAGACCACGATTCAAAACGACAACGCTCAATTCTTGGAGACTAGAAAATATCAGGTGGAGGAGGTCGCCAGATTTTTCGGCGTACCGCCTCATAAGATTGCTTCACTAGATCGTTCAACTTACTCGAACATAGAACATCAGTCAATCGAATTCGTCCAGGACTGCATCCGACCGCGTGCGGTAAACTGGGAGCAGCAGATCAGGAGACAGTTACTCAGCGCAGAAGGCAAAAAGCGTTTCTACGCGGAGTTTGTGCTCGACGGTCTCCTGCGTGGCGATGTCCAAAGCAGATCTCAATACTATAAAACAGGGCGCAATGACGGCTGGCTCTCGGCAAACGACATCAGGGAGCTGGAGAACATGAACCCGATACCGGTTGAGGAAGGCGGCGACGCCTACCTGATAAACGGAAACATGGTACCGATCACTGAAGCGAATCAGGTACAGGAAGGAGGGGATGACAGTAATGCCTCAGAACCTGGAGCGTAGATATATCAACACCACGCTGGAGCTTCGCGACAATGACACCGAACCTGTAGTTTCCGGCTACGCGGCAAGGTTCAACGAAGAGTCCGAGGAGTTGTGGGGGTTCCGGGAGGTTATCCTTCCCGGTGCGTTCAAGGACGCCCTCGAAGCTCCGGACATCAGGGCGCTTTTCAATCACGACCCGAGCCAGATTGTAGCGAGGACGAAGAATAACACCCTAAGAGTTTGGGAGGACGAACAGGGCCTCCGGTACGAATTTCAGCCGAACATGAAGACCGCAGCAGGAAGGGATCTGGTTGAACTCCTCAGGCGTGGCGACGTCGATCAATCGTCTTTCGCGTTCTCGATGGATGGCGGCATCGAGGAATGGGATGATACCGGTGAGATCCCGGTCAGGAAGCTCATCAAGATCCCGAGACTCTATGACGTGTCGCCCGTCACGTATCCGGCCTACCCCTCCACGAGCGTAGGGGTACGGAGTGCGCAGGACGTGTACGAGGAGCACAAGGCGCAACGCGAAGAACAGGAAAAACAGGCAGCCGAACAGCATGCTGAGGAAGCACGTGTGAAAGCGAGAATGCTTCGCCGGAAGGCGGAGCTTGAATACAAAAAGGAGGTTTTTTGACATGAACGTGAAAGAGTTGCTCGAAAAGAGGGCGAATGTCTGGGAACAGGCAAAAGCGCTCATTGATGCTGCGGAAAGTGAAGGGCGCGATTTTAGCTCTGAGGAGCAGGAGCAGTACGACAAGATGATGGACGAGATGGACGGGCTTGCCAAGAGGGCGAAGCGTCTCGAGGAAAAACAGCGTCTTGAGGCACAGCTGGCCGAACCGGCGAACGAGCCTGTCCGGGTGGATCCTGCTTCTGGCGACGCGGACAAGAAAACTCCAAACCTCATGCCGGAGTTCAGGTCGTTCATCAAAACAGGCGTGGTTGGTCCTGAGATGCGCAGACTACAGACCGACCCGGATGCTCAGGGCGGTTACCTTCTTCCTCCGGAACAGTTTATTGCGGATCTGATCAAGGAGATCGATGACAGGGTCTTTGTCCGTGGCATGGCCACTGTTATCCCCGTCACCACGTCCGACTCCCTCGGTGTCCCCACGCTTGATGCTGACGTTGACGATCCCGACTGGACTGCTGAGGTGGAAGCTGTCGCCGCTGATGCGTCGATGACGTTCGGCAAGCGGGCTCTCACGCCCCATCAGCTAACGAAGCTGGTAAAAGTGAGCATGAAACTTTTGCGGACGTCGGCCATTCCGGTCGAAGGGCTTGTCAGGGAGCGACTTGCCTTCAAATTCGCCGCGGCGCAGGAAAATCATTTTCTCAACGGCAACGGTACCGGCCAACCTCTTGGTGTATTTGTAGCTGATACAAACGGCATCAGCGCCGCTAGGGATGTAAGCACTGGGAATACAACGACTGAGATCAAAGCAGACAACTTGATCGAGGTAAAATACGCCCTCAAGGAACAGTACCGTGGCGGCGCGCAGTGGATCTTCCACCGCGACGGCGTCAAGCAGATCTCCAAGCTCAAGGATGGCGACGGTCAGTATCTCTGGCGGCCTGGTCTTGCGGCGGGGCAGCCCGACACGCTTCTCAACTTGCCGGTCAACGAGTCTGAATACGCGCCCAACACCTTCACTACTGGGCAATACGTTGGCATCCTCGGCAATTTCCGCTACTACTGGATCGCCGAGCTGTTCGGGATGGAGATTCAACGCCTGAACGAACTTTTTGCGCAGACCAACCAGGTCGGGTTCATTGGGCGCATGTGGGCCGACGGCGCTCCGGTGCTTGAGTCCGCGTTCGCACGCGTGAAACTGGCATAGTGTGACTTAGGGGGGCCGGGGTGAACTCGGCCCCTTCACAAAAGGAGGAAAGCATAATGGCGAATGTAAAGAACTATAAAGAGCAAGGCGGAGAAGTGCAGGTCATAGGTGGCGAACTGAATATAGCCGGCGGGATAATTACGGTTAATGGTACGCAGGCAAGCGCCATTGCGGATATCACAGAGTCTGCAACCGGTCAAGAGATTGCAACGGCGGTAAATGGGATTCTCGCCGCCCTTAGGGGTGCCGGGATTATTGCCAGCCAGTAGGCGGTGAGGTGAAATGCACGTCATAAAACATGTTGTGGATGTAACGACCGACACTAACGGAAGTGCGGAAGCGTATACAAAAGAACCGCTCAACGGGCCGGTTCTGAAAATAATCTACACAAAACCAGATGCCAACAGTTTTGCCGCAGGCGTGGATTTCGAGATAACCACTGAGGAAACGGGACAGGAATTGTGGAAAGAAGATAACGTTGATGCATCAAAAACCGTTTCACCAGTCGAAAAGCGGCAGGACACCAGCGGCGCTGATGTTACCTTTGACGGCACAAACGCCATATATGGCCCGATCTATGCAGCATATGAGCGGGTGAAAATCGCAATCTCAAACGGCGGGAGCGAAAAGAAAGGCCAATTTGTGATACTGGAGGGATGATCATGCGGATACGGATGACGAAAACCGCCGCAGGTCCGGACGGAGTAAAAATGGCAGGCAAAGTTTACGACGTACCGGTACAGGAAGCCCGGGCGCTCGTCGCAGCCGGGGCGGCCG